CTTATCGATTCGCTCTTGAACTATTGATTTGGTAATGGCATCATCATAAATGCGAGCGATGATCTCATTCCTCTCAGCTATCGTGATTGTCACCTGGTTCATCTCCGAATGCAGCGCCTCCACTCCTTTGTAATTGGCTAATTGTACTGCTACATGATAGTTAGATTGTTTTCGCAACGCCTTCAAAGCACCCCAAGCTCCGGCCAATCGGTTCTGGAGCTTCTCAAGAGTTCTACCTTTCATTTTATCACCGTTTCGAATATCGTCGATCATTTCCTCAAAATACGCATCGTATGCAACACGCATAACAACGTAATTGTTGATAGCATCCACAATTTCTTCGGTTGAAAGTTGTTTATCATCGTCATAATCGACAATGTAAACACTCTTGATTCCGGGGTTAGAAGGTTCTGTTCTCGTCGGTTCATTCATTCCATCACTGCCCGATTCTGCTGGGGGATCATCGCCCTCATTCTTCACTTCACTCTCACCAAAGATATCCTCTGTTGGTGGTCTATATGAAGGAGGAGTGTCGATAATCGCCTTTTGAACAATATCGTCTGAATTCTCTAATGGTACCGAAAAAGCTGTTGGCGTAGCTCTGAGAAAATCAAATCCGTATTTCTGGAGAGCTTTAGGAACTCTCCATCCAGGAGGATCATCTTCCCAGTTTCTGTCCATCTGCTTTTTCTTCCATTCTTTCATCATCGCTACTTTCACCGGTGGGGTAAGACTATCTTTCCACGACTCGAATGAGGTGGTAGGTCTGTCCACTTGATGTCTGTATTTCAGAAAGTCAAGAGAAATTTCATCAAAGTACTGCAAATCATAAGTACCGGCAGTTTGAATAATTGATTCAACTTTCGATTTCTTATTAGGCTTGCTACGCTTAGAGAGTTCTCTGACCGTGTCATCAACAATGCTCTTATCCTTGGTCGACATAGCACCGAGTCTGACCTTAGTGATCTTAATCCCGGCGGAGCCAACCAAGCCTGCCTTGTAGGTATTGGAACCATCCTTGGCATAAGTAACACTGGATATGGGAGTACCCCTACTCATAGCGTTATCCTGTTTCTTCATACTTCTATGAATTTGGCTATCAAAACGTTCTTGCTCAAAATTACCAGTCAAATCATCGATAAAGTCGTATTCGCGTCCTTCCTCTTCCTCGAAGCTAACAAAATCATCAAACCTTTCGGTAGGATTGTATTCTTCAACGA